TTTAGCAGAATCAAGTAAATCAATCGCATTCCCATTAACTACTATTCCAGTAGCCTCATATATTACCTTTGCGACTAAATCCCAACATTGCCATCCGTACCAACCGTCAAAATTAACACCAATATTATTATCGGCTAGATTTCTTGAAAAATTGATTGCTTGTCTTAATGTGAACATATTTACCTCCTATAAATAAAAAGAGGACTCACAATGAGCCCTCTATGATCCGTATTTTTATCCCTCAATCTTCTTTAATTCATTGAATCCATTCACGACAGATTCAATCAATACTTTCTTGGATTCGTCATCCAAGTTGATTCCAGCTTTTTCTAATTCTTTTGTCAAGTTGTCGAAAGCTGCTTGAAATTTATCTTGGCTCGCATCGTGAACATCCTTAAAGATTTGTTCCACTGCGTTCACGACTGTGTGAGTGATAGATTTAGCTAGTTCATAGTTCTTAGCATCCGTTTTAGCTTTCAATTCGCTTGCTTTTGTTTGGATAAAACCTTTCAATCCAGTAAACGCTAGACCTATTAGAACTACTAATACACTCACGATTCCATTGATGATTGTTGCTTGTAATTGTTCCATAATTATTCAACCTCTTCCTTATTTGTGATTTTTTTGAATTTGTTTTCTTGTTGTTTTTGCATCGTTTTGAGAAACGGTTTAATTGCTTCTGGGAAAGGTAATCCTAACGCTTCCCAGTTTTCAGCCAATGATACTGCATAGCTGAAAATAAAAAATAGGCATGTTGTAATGCCTATTTCTTGATGCCCTAAAGCTCTAGCATACACAGCAGTCACAATTACAACTGCACATACTAAAGCATGTCTTAGAAGTCCATTAGTACTAGTCTTACTATCAAATCGTTTTAATTTAAAAGCTTTGATGTATCCGGAAACGATATCGAAGCAAATTAACCAAAATAAGATTTGAATATATGGACTTCGCATTAAATTTTGAAGATGCATTGATAGAATATGAAATTCTACATCAGACATTTTGAAATCTACCATGCGCTACAACTCCATAATTTCTACTGTTGTAGAGTATTTTTTAATTTCGTCACGCTTATTTGAAGCTTCTTGTTCAAGTCGACTGATTTCATCTCCTAAGCTTTGCGCTTTCTGCTCGTATTGAAGTTTTTCAATAGCTAACTTATCGATTTCTTCTCTTTTGTGTTTTTCCTCCTCACGTAAAGACGAAATTTTATTTTTAATAGCTTCTAATTCCATTGTTGTTCCTCCTTAAATTTTAAAACTAATATTGTCTAAATTTAGCCAATCTGAATCAGCATTTTTTTCAATAACTACATTTCCATTCGTTTCTATATGTAGGATTACTATTCCTAAAGAATTGTTTAATCCAGTGATATACGTTTTATGTGATGGCCTATAGCCATAAGGTAAATTAAATAACACTGGATTATTTTGCGATGTCCCACTTCTAGCAGATCCTTGAATAAACACCATTCCTTCTGCTGATTTTGAATATTGGACTTTTCCATAACTTACGTAATGCGCCCAATTATTTTGTAATGTGGCATCTTTCCAACTTGTGTCAACGTTTGAAGTTACGAGTTTAACCCACTCATTCCAACGATTTGTTTCGCATCGTCTGATATATACCAAATCAGAATTGTAAGGAATATACATTTGAAATCCGTATCCTGAATCAGAACTATGAGTAGTTACATTAACATAACCATAGTTGTTTGTTCCTGTTGGATTATTCTTAACTCCATATGCATGATATCCTCCAGCGGTTTTAAGGTTGTTAAGATCGCCATTATATTTTTGAGACTTTCCGTCCTTAGAAGTTAACATGAACTCTTGTATAGGATTTCCTCTGGACATAATGCCGTTTTCTACATTTAAGCTGCTATGAAACGCTACTGGAAGAAATGATTCAAAATGGTCTTTTAGCTCTGGAAATCCTCCTATAGCTAATCGGTTGTCTCCCCAAGCCATCAATACTCTTGATGAACGTACTAGCAACACGGAATCAACTATGTCGCTAAATTTATCTTGTATCATCACTCGAATATTATATGCTTTAGCTAAGTCATAGAAAGCACCACAATCGATTTGTCTATTAATCTTTTCTGTAGACTCGTTTTTAAAAGTAATGGCATCTAACCATCTATTAGCCTTTTTCTCAGAATACTGAATTTTAAGTGTGTATGGATTTTTATTCACACCATCAATCATTAACGGACTGACGTTAGCAATAACATTAGCCATTATGGTTTTGTTAGTTCCGTTTCCAGTTCTGTTTGCTAAGAAAGCAATAATCCGTGGTGAGTAATAATCTAGTACTTTAATAGTCGTTGATTTAATAGCTATACGTCCTCTTGAATCTGTTACTTTTGCAGTAACAGTTATCGTCCCTGCTTTATTTGCTGGAAAGTCACCAGTATTAGAACGCACTATTAAATCATCTACAGTAATTTCTGTAGATACGATCTTTGAGCCGTACACTCCTAAAGCTCCTTCTGCAGTGACTCGCATAATAGATTTATCTTTAATGTAATTCCCTGAAGGAATAGATTCAGCGATTTTTGCGGTTCTTTCGACAATACTTATTGTATTTAACGTTGGAACTATTGATGCTGGTACTCTAATGTTTAATCCTCGTTTATATACATCTTCTCCTATTTGATTATTATCTTGATATGTACGAACACATACATCAAGAGAGCCGTTCTCGCTATTCGTAATACGGTTTGCATAATCTATTGGGACTGTAAATTGAACGGTTGTATCATGGCCATTACCTAAATCTACCCATCCGCTATCGTTAATTTGCCACCAAACCCTGTGTTTGAATCCATCAACCTTCTTATTTATATTGACATTGATTGGTTGCTCCAACTCTGTTACATTTACTGAATTGATAGAACTTGCTCGAGGAATATTAGTTAATGTAACGGTTCCGTAAAACCAATCGATGTCTCCTTGGTCAGCAACATTTGTTAATCTTGCTCGAATAGTAATACTTTTGGTTCCATCTTCGTTATGAGGAATTGTTAACGTCCCACTTCCAAGAAGTACTCTGTTTGTATTTCTCAAATCAAAGCTGACATATTTACTTATAACTTTCTGATCATTGATTTCTGCTTCTGCTAAACTTTCGTTGTTTAAATCAAATACCCACGTACTTCCTCGTTCTAACCACAATTCCCACTTGGCAGGAGAATCGTTGTTTTCGATACTGTAGCTAGTTTCGTTCACTTCTAATGCTAGTTTTGCATAACCGCTACTTGTATATTTTTCAATTCTAGCCATTTACAGCACCTCCAACGTAAGAAATAGTAGTGAATTCATTATTGAATTTTTCAAAAATATGATTAGCAATAGTCACGCTATTCCAGAATGTAGCACTTACAATATTCATTTGTTGTCCGGATACATAAGCCACTACACGTCCACTATCAATAAATTCCATACGTTCATTATTGATACGTAATTGTAATTTCTCGCCGTTCTTACCAATCAATAGTCCGTCTTCAGAGATACTGAAATAAGTTGCAATTGCATTAAGGATAACTTGAGATTGTTCTATATTTAGCTCAACAGCTTTAGTTCTCTGTCCAAGTCCCTTAATCTCTGCAGCAGTCTCTAAAATACGCTTATAAGACTCTTCCATATTTCCAAAACGGCCTGTTAAATCTCTAAGTGTATCTTCAGTAACGGAATTCTTGTTGATGATCTCCATAACTTTTGTATATTGATTAGCGTGTTCTCTGTTACGCTCTTCAAACTGCTTTTGGAGTCTCTTTAATTCTTCATCATCTTTATCAAGTACTGGCTTCCATTCGCCATTAGAATATATTTTAGGCACTTCTTTCCCTGGAATGCTTGTATCCGTCCATAAATCTCCAGCACTAGGATTGGCTGGAGGAGTTGAACCTATGGATTTATTTACTATAAAATCTTTAATCACGATTGAATTCCTAGCAATAACATTATTATTCTCTAGCGCTTCACAGATAAATGTGGCCTCTCTATCAACATCGTTTGATGTGATTGTTATTTCTCTTGTGGCATTTTCGTGTAACTTGTTCCATTCTGTATCATTAGTTCCATATTTACTTTCTCTAATCCATCTAAAATTAAAACGATTAGTCATATCCGTACCAAGTTTAGAAACAGTTGAAATTAATTTAGTCTGAATATTTCCATTTTGGAACACAACTCCAGAAGTTGATTTTAAATCTAAAACAAAAGGCACAGCAGTAGAATCGAAGACTCTCTCCTGTACCAATTGGCTTAATCTTTGTAATTTCTCATTCATTAGTACTTCTGTACTAGTAATGTTTGAAATTTTTACACTACCAATTTTTTTGTTCGAAAATGAACGTTTGATTGAAATTACTCTAGCAGATATTGCAATTAGTGGTTTAAATTCGCTATCAGCAACCTCTGCCATTTGCCCTATTAAAACATTTGACCCTACTAAATCTAACTCTACTTCGTAAGTAACTTCTGGATATGCTCGTTTCTTTAATTGTTTTAGAGTTTCTTCTAGAAGACGTTCTTTTGTTTTAGCTTGACTTTCATAATTAGCAACAATGTATCCTCCAGAAATAGCGTTATTTCGTTTCCATCGTTCATTTTCTAATGTGTCATATAAAACACCATCAGACCCTAAATGATATCTGCCATCGTTGTATTGATAATCTACTAAGGTTATACCTTCAGCTCCAACGCTTCGAATAGCTGTTGCTAAATTTTCAATATTAGTAGTCTTTTTGATTTTCGTTACGTTTGTTCCGTATTCTAACCGTATAATTTTATCAGCATTATATTTCTTGTAGAAGTTAATTAATTTTCTATGAGGCTTATCATGTAACATTTCGACAGAGTAAACTAGTTCTGCATCGAATTCTTTAGCTAAAGTTCGTAATCTCTTTGTTGTTGTTTCGAACTGTTCGAATTCTAATTTTCTAGTAGTTTCAGTAACCTCATTAATTCCAATTTCCCATCCAGAATCAAAAGCAAATTTCGAGACATAATACTCTAGTTTTTGGGATTGTTCGGATTTGAAAGGAGGTAATGTTTCTCCTAGTAAATCTAGTCCTGCATCCTCTGCAATTATAATCTTTGTATCATGATCTTCTTCAATTCGTGTAATTTCAAAGCAACGAGTGATTTCGTTGTCTGGTACAAATAAATAGCAACCTGCAACTACATTAGCAATTGAGTCATGAGTTTTATCTACTTTGAATTCGTAAATACCAATCCCAGTATCCAAATCTTGTTCAAACATGTCATCGTATGCGATTAACTCTCCAATAGAACCAAAGTGAAGTTGGCAAATTTTATTGTACTTTCTATCTGTTACAGTAATCATTGCCAAGCCTCCTTAAATTTTGCATCTATGCTAATGTTGTTATTTGGTTCAGTTGAAATGCCAATCTCTGTCTGACCTACGTTTAAATCAAACCAAGAACTACTCATGTTTACATATTTTTCTGTTCCATTAATTGTTAATTTTTTAGCTTTAAAATCGAAAACTACAACGTCATTTGGTTTAATAACAACTTCTCCTGTTTCGTGGCCAAATTGAACATATTTTCCATTAGGATGGATGAAGCTAATCATCTTATAATTATCTCCTGAAGTAAAACTAAAAAGAGGTGCTGTTGGGAGCACCCCTTGATTATCAAATGTATAAACGATTTGACCTTTATTTGTTCCTCTAGTAGCAGTCTTCTCAATTTTAGACAATCCTTCGAACGAGAATGTAACTTGTAATTGAACGACGTATATATTTTCGTGTTTAGTAATCGAAGTAACGTTGAATTTATATGCAGTATATACACGATTCAATGATGTGTCCGGTTCAAAATCAACATTTTCTTGCATAATCCATCTGTTGAAATGGTCTAAATCTGTCTGTTTAGTCGTATGAATATGAATTTCAAACGTCTTCACTTGTTCTTTGCGTTCGTAACTTTTCTTAAAATACGAACTTCCGTTTTCACGTCTTTGAATCGAGTTATTGCTTTCAGAGAAAAAGAGTCGTTCATATTCTGCCACTATGATACGAATTGGTAAGTCCGTATTTTTAACGTGGTTAATACTCATTTCAAATCCAATCACAGAATCACTCCTCTCGCTCTCTCAGCATGTCTTTCTTTCATTTTCATCTTTCTAATAATCTCTTCAGCTAATCGAGTAGCTAATTCCATTACATCTTCATCATTTCTCACAATTAATTCATGAGGATAGATATTAATATTAACTCCTCCAAATCCATCTAAATGTGATGCTATTCCACGTCCAATTCCTGATAATGTGCGATCATTCAATGGAAGGATTGCTTCTTTACCTGCTTCTCCACCTACCATTAAATTATTACCGTTTTGCCCGAAAATAGTTGGTTTAGTCATGATACCACCTTTTGCATACCATTCGATTCCAATGCTTGGTAATCCACCACTTAACCAATCGAGTGGATTCGGAGAACCGCTAATACTGAAATGTGGCAGTGGAATATGTGGCCAACTGATTTGGAAGTTGAACAATCCTTTAATGGCTTCGATAGCACTACTTACTGCATTGTATGCACCGTCAATTGCACCGGATATAGCTCCTGTGATTCCGTTCCATACACTTTCTGTTGTAGATAAGATTCCATTCCATATACTTGATATGGTTGAAGAAATCCCATTCATTAACGAACTGATAGTTGATGAAATGGTACCTAGTACAGTAGATACAATGTTTGATAATGTATCCCAAGCTCCAGACCAATCTCCGGTTAAAACTTGTAAGACAGCTTGGAAGATTCCTAGAATTACATCGAGCGCTCCCTGAATGTATGTAGTAATTACAGTCCAAACCGTTTGGATGTAAATTGAAATCCCATCAAATACTCCTTGGATGAATGGAGCTAAGAATGTTAATACTGTTTGGATAATCGTTGATATAACGTTCCATACTGTTTCAACAACTTGTTGAATACGTTCATGATTTGCTTCCCACCAAGAAACCAGCGTTCCAAAGATATTTTGAATGAATGAAGAAACAGTACCTACTACAGTTTCAATTACTGATTGGATACCATTCCATACAGATTCTACTGTAGAACCTAATCCGGGGAAGATTCCTTCTAACCATTCCACAATAGAACCAAAATTGGTTACTACTGCTGTGGCTATGGCAATTGCTGCAGCAACTCCACCAATAATAGCAACCAGCGGCAACATTGAAGTTCCAAACGTTGTAATTGCTATAGCTATTGCAACTAGTATTGGTGATAATAAAGCAGCTATTGCAAGTACTCCACCTAATACAACTATAAATTGTTTAATAGGAGTTGATAAGTTTTGAAACCATTCTGCTACTTGTTTTAGTACTGGAATGATAGCATCCATAATTGGAGCGATAGCTTCAGCAATTGCAGCTCCAATTTCAGACAATGCCAATTGCACTGCGTTAAATTTTTGTTGCTGTTTGTCAATCGGATCTAGTGTTGCTTCAAATGTTTTTGCTACTGTTCCACTAGCTTCTTTTGCAGTTCCGGATAGATTTTTGAGCGAAAAAGCACCACGTTTTATAGCATCTACCATGCGAGTAGCACCTTTAGTTCCGAAAATATTTGAGGCTTCAGTTAGCGCTTCAGTAGAGCTAGAAGCATTTTTTATTTTCTCGATTGTCTCTCCTAGTCCTTGAGACAATGTTTTTCCGTCTTTTGCATAAGCAACCGCAGCTTTACTCATACTAGAAAGAGCGGCGCCTGAATCTACTCCAGCCTTTTCTAACGAACCAATTAATGTTGCTGCCTCATCAAATGATAAACCTAATTCTTTAATTTGAGGAGCTCCTGAAACCATCTTAGAAAACAATTCATCTACAGACACACCTGTTGCTTGAGCAACATAAGTGACTGTATCTAATGTGCTTGATAAATCGGAAGCAGATAGACCGTATGCTTCTATTGTTTTCTTAGCGTTAATGGTACTTGCAGTAATATCAGAATCGTTAATTTCAGCAAACTGAATAATGCTTCTAGAAGCTTCTTGCAGTGCATCGTCAGTAAGTCCAAATTGTGTATTAACTTCACCTATAGCCGAACCAACTTTTTCAAACGAGTCTACTGGCAAATCTACAGCCAACTGATCATAGATTTTTTTAAATCCATTTAGCGCTTCGTCTGTAGTTGCTCCCGTTTTAGTAATAATGATGTCGAATCCTGAATCAACATTTCTAAATGCTTCTTGTGTTTTTCCAGCAAAGTCAATCATTGATTGTCCTGCTTGAGATGCTACTTGAGCTGCTTGCTGTAAGTTTCCTTGTGATAGAAGTTTATTTGTTTTTTCAGCAGAAGATTTAGATGCTTCTCCAACTTCTGTTAGTTCTTTTTTTACATTCTGGATACTTCCACCATCATCCAACTTATCCAAAGCTTCTCTCAAAGCATTTACATCAGCTTTACCATTAGAAGCCTCTTTTGCCATCAATTCTAAAGCACGTTCCATGTCTTTACTAGATGCTTTGCCGTTTTTAATAGCATCGGTTAATTTATCTCCTAAAACGTGTCTGTAGGCTTCTATATCTTTGCCAGTGGCAGAAAAAAATCTTGACAATCTTTCTGTAGATTTGCCAAGATTATCTTGCTCTTTGTTTATATTTGTTAGTTGTGTTTTATAGTGTGTTAAGGTGCTTTCTGTAGTTTCTAATTCACGTTTGAATGCACGATAATTTTCTTCACCAATCTTACCTGCTTTAAATTGTGCTTCGACCTCTGCTTGAGCATTCTTTAAAGTGGTAAGTTTTTCTTTTGTGTTTTCAATTTGTTTTGAAAGTAATGTTTGCTTTTGAGTGATTAATTCCACACTGGCAGGATTAAACTTCAAAGCTTTGTCCACTTGTCTCATTTCAGTTGCTGTGCTTTTAGCAGCAGCGTTTGCTTTTTTGAGAGCCTGTTCTAACGGTTGCACATTACCTTGCAATTCAATCGTAATACCTTTAATGTTTCCTGCCATTTTATCACTCCCTTCTTTAAATTAAAAAGGCTACTGAAGATCAGTAGCCTAAAAGTTATCCATATCACTTTGATTTGCTCTTTTGGAAGTGCTTTGTTCAGATTTATGTTGAGTATGTAATTCAACATAGTCTGTCTGAAAATCTAAAGCGCCTCCTACTGTTAAGTGTTTTAACTCTTCAATAGATAAACCACTTTCTTTGCAACATAATAAAAACGACTCTACCGTGAATGCTTCTTCACTAGCTTCTTCACTTGTGTCTGTTTTTTTTTAGTAACTAAGGAGACTTCTAGCAGTTTCCCGACATTTTGCATAATGTCTTTAAGTTCTAAGTATGAGTTCACACGATAAAAATCTAAATAATCTGGAACTGACGGATCAGCAGTAACAGCAAAAATCCAGAATAAGCGATAGAATAATTCTGAATCAAATGCTTCTAGACTGTCTTTGTCCAAATCTTCTAGAGAAAAAGATTTTCGTCCATTGAAAACCTTTGCTACAAGCAACAATTCTTTAAAATAATCTTTATTGAATTGTTTTTTGTATAACAGAGTTGTAAAGGCATTACTTTCTAAAGTGAGTTGATGGCCTTTAATTGTAATAGTTTGTTTCATATAAATCTCCTTTTACATTTTAGCTTTAACTTCATCAAAGAATTTGTTATACGCTTCTTTTGTAGTTTTCTTAGATGTTTTATATTTAACAACTTTGTCGTTTGGACGTGGGCTAGCAATAAAGTTAAGTTCAACTTTATTAAAGTTGTTTCCATCTTTTGTGGCTGAACCTACAGTTGGGCGTTTAACAACTACTTGAGTTAAACAATGTCGAACAGCATGTTTATCACCTTCGATTTGGAACATAAGTGTGATAGGGTTTCCTTGTGATGTACTTCTTTCAGCAATTAGTTCATCAACTTGTTCTTCTCCAACTGCATATTGAAGGAATTCCTCTGACACGTTATAAAATACTAATTTACCTGTGTATCCATCATTTGAATATGATACGTGATAATCAATATTATCTGCTTTTAATTTGATGTCTGTACTTTGCGGATCTAATTGTAATTCAACTGACCCAGGCATTTTTTCAGGCTGAGAATATTGGATTTCACCCCCAGCTTGAACTGTTGGTTTACTCCAGTGTACGTTTTCTAAACCAAACGTTACTTTATTTTCTACTTGCGGTGTTTGTGTTTGTTCTGCACCCATTTATAAATCTCTCCTTATAATGATATTTGATATGCTAGCATATACATTCTTTCATCTTTTAAATAAGTTTCTTGGAATGTGTACGTTAGTTTGTTTTTGTCGAATAGTTCTTTCAATTTATCTTCTAATGATAAATCTTTAAATTCTGAATAGACTTCTATAATCACATCTTTACTTACATGAAGAGTAGCATTGTCTGCATTCTCATGTTGTTCTGACGGATTATAATAGATGATATAAGGAAGGTTAGGAGCTTGCCCTTCCTGAAACATATAGTATTGGACAGGAAGCTGTAGCTGCTTAAGCTGTCTATATAATTCCTGTAATGTCATCATTTAGGTTCCTAACCTCCTTCTAATTTCTGATTCAAATTCTTTAATAACTTCACTTTCGATGTCTTTAATATGTGGTTTTGCTCCAACGTTGCGCCCACCGTTCCTACGCGCATGTCCGAATTCTAACAAGTGAGCAATTCGATATTCTTTAGGTTGATAAATAACTCGTTCTCCACGTTTATTTAATTTGCTATCCCAGTCATCGCCATAATCGCCTGTACGCTTTGGAGACGCACCTTTTAACTTGGCAACAGTCTTATCAGCTAAATCGTCAACTATTTCCCCAATTTCTTGGGCGACTTCTTCATTGAAATTTGATAAAGCTTTTGCAATTTCAGATTCCAGATTATAGCTCATACTTATTTCCAACCAATTCTTCGCATTGTAATTCCATTAACTCTCCGTTTTTTGGCTTGAATGCTCTTCGGATAACGTATTTGATTCCTTCGCATTCTAAGAATGATTCGTGTTCGTACTCGAACCATCGCACTTGAACTACGAATACTGGCTTATAACCAAATCGAGCCCCATAAAACAACATGCTATTAGTTACGCTTATTTCAGTAGCTAATACTTTGCGTTTACTGAATTCTTCAATTGGATTCCCGATGTCATCCGTTTGATTGATTCGCTTTTTGATTAAAACAATCTCCTTATCCCACATCCACATCACTCCTTAGATTTTCTAGTAGTAGATTATGTAGACGATATTGTAAATGTTTTGGCATTAGAATATTATTATCACGATTGTCGTATCTAAATGCTGAGTAGTCGATTAAGAAATCCATGTGATCATATCGATTAGTATCAAGTTTTATTTTCTTTTGTTTTTTTATCTCGTCTTGTACTGATAAAATTAAATGGTTTAAATACTCATCTCTAAATGTCCCACTAATCCCTAGCTTAGCTTTCAGAAGAGCTAGTATCTGTGTCTGTTCCATTATTATCATCTCCTTCTGTCTGTTTGATGAAAATAACTCCAGCAATATTATCTTTAGTTGATAATTCTAACAGTCGTGCTTTACTAACTTTTCCTTTTGCTGGATATAAGTCGCCAACATTGTAAAACTGACCGTTCGGATATTCTTCCGAGCGGTCAGTCATATCAGTAAAAGCACGAATAACTTCGTACTTCATAAATCACTCCTATGCAGCTTCAGTGTATGTTACAAATACACCAGCGTCTTCATCAATTTTCTTGATAGCGAAACGAGAGAATAATCCTAGGATTTCTCCATAAATTTCATTTGCCACCCAACGCACTGTAGTTTGTTTTCTGTCAAACAATGCAACAAACGCTTTAGGATCTCCAATGAAGGCTTTCATTTCTTCAGCCTCGCCTAACAATTCATCAGGAAGCGAATAAATTACTTTACCTTTGAATTTGTATCCTGTAGGTGACGTTGGGTCAGGTTGCAACATGTAGCGACCGTCTTTATCTTTAGTCTTATCCATCGACGCAAACATTGAATCCGTTACGATTAATACTACATTGTAGCAAGATTTAATTTTCTTGTTGATAATATCTTTAAGTCCATCAAATCCACTAGCATTTTCAGCTTTAGCAGTTTTTAGAATTGAGGCAATTTCATAATTCTTAGTGTTAACATCTTGCGTATATACATCTTCTTCGATGAAATCCATAATGTCGTAATCAGCATCATCAATCATTTCTTGAGACACTCCTAATTGTCCGCGGAATGTATCAATTGTCCAAGGTACATCTTTAAATTTAGGTTTTGCTAGTTCTGGATTTTTTTCTAATTCAGAAGTCTTAACCATTTTGCCTTTTGATTTGCTGGCGATAGGAGTTTTTCCTGAACCTGATTTTACTTTAACTGTTCTTACTAATTCACTTAAATCAATTCCAACTTCTGGTTTCTTAACAAGTTCCGTTGTTTCAACTGGAACTACTGCCCCACCGTCTACAATTTTCAAACCATCTCGTGTTTGACCTTTAGAACGAATGAATGCATTTAAAGCTGCGCGTTGTTGAATTTTTTCGTTTTTCTTCATATTTCTTTTTTCCTCCTTGTCTGGTTCTTTATCTTCTAATTCTTTTAATTCCGTTTCTAAATCAGAAATTTCTTTTTCTAAATCTTCTTTTTCTTGTTTTTTTGTTTCTAATTCACTTTGAATTTCTTCAATTTGAGTTTCTACATCGTTTAGATCTTCTTCAGTTTCAACAGCTTCAATAGCTGCCTCGATTTCTTCTGAACGTTTCATTAATGTTTCTAATTCAGCATTAATCGTTTCTAACGACTTGTTACGCATCGCAATTTTTTGTTTCATTAACAATCCTTTATTCTTCATCTATTTAACTTCTCCTTTAATAGTTTTTTTCTAGCATTTAACGATTCTTTTTTAAATTCTTCGTATCCTTGCTTTCTAGCAGAGATTTCTGTTTGAGGGTAAGCAGGGAATGTACAAGGACTGACTTCCAGAAGTTCCATATCTTTAATGATTTTGAGTACTGTTCCATCTTTTCTTTCGACAATTTCAAAAGCTAATTCAATAAATCCAAAGCTACAACCATTTACATCCTGTCTTTCAATTCTTGCATGAGCTCCAATTGCGTCTGGATCTGCGTTATTAATCTCGCAGTCTCCAAACAGTCCGATATTATCGGATTTCAATTTTAGAATTCCGTTTCCAGTGCGCCCTAAACAAATATTTGTATCATGATTAAATAGAGCTCTAACATCTGGATTACGCTCTAAAGCTTTATCTACAGCCTCCTTTTCAATCATTTCAAAAAATCCGTCCCAAAGTTCAGTTTCTACACCGTACTTAATAAAATATCCCTCAATGAATTTTTTCCCACTTTCGTCACTACGTGTTTTAAATTGAGTAGTGAGATAGCTTTCTCGTTTATTCATCATTCTCACCACCTTTCAATTTTTTTTGTTTGTCTAAATCATCTTGATGTAGATAATTTTCTAAAACAATAATATCTTCCATTTCAGGATCAGGAACTAATCCAATCCAATCTCGAAGTTCATTTCTTCTCATCGCAGCTAACTGAACCATCTGACTTCCTGCAGATACTAATTCAGTAATGTTGTACGAATATAACGATCTTGGATTGAACTTGAAATATCTTTTAGGACTGATTAACAAATCCCTTGTCAATGTTTGTGCAATTATTTCAGCAATCGACAGAATTCTTGTGTTAATGAACGTGTTATATTCTTCTTTATCAAATGTTCCAACGCCTAAGAAAAAAGCCGGAACTCCAAATAGTCCGGCAATTGTTTTTTTATCAATTTCTACAGATTCATTGATTGCGATATCTTTTAACGTCAAAGGCTTGACTTGGTCAACTCTCATCATCTCAGCTGGAATAATCCACGGTTCTCCAGCATTGGTAGTTTTTAGATAACTATTCATTATGGCTTCACGGCCTTGTTGATTCGTTAGGCCATCAGCATCCCCATTGACACTCACTATAACGCTAGGAATGTTTTTGTTTCTCATAAAACTATTCTTCGTTTTATTTGCTTGCGTAAGATTTTTAACGATATCTCTTAGTAGTACTTTATATCCCGTTCCGATATGTGCTCTCTGTTCATCAGGATTAATCGTGAAATGGACTACTTCATCAGGATTCAATCTTACAGAACCATAGCGAATATAATATCCGCCGTCTTCTTCATCGATAAACTCAACGCTACGCATATTCAACGGCATCAAATCACCGATAAAATCTGTGCCACTAATTAACTTAACGTGAACTACAGCGTTCCCGTCACCGTTTAATAATAAATCTCGTACAATTCTATAAATCCAAGTTTTTCTAGTCATGTACTTGTATGGATTAATATCAATCTTTCGAGATAATTCATCTCGTACTCTTATATCTCCTTTATCTGAATTTTCCATCAAATGAATTGTCATGTTAGATACTAAGTCGGCAATCTTATCAACGGCAATTACAACATCAGGATGTTTGTTTAGAGGGATATAAGTATCATCTTGTGATATTAAATTTTGCCATTCGAATGGCGACATAAATCCCACTCGCGACAAATCTTTTTTATTTCTTTTATTCCAGAAATCGAATAATCCCATTTTAGTCTCCTTTCAATCCAAAGAAATCTTTTGCATGATTTGCTTTGCTATCACTTTCTTCTAGCATTTGTACAGTTGCGAAAACAGTCGCATCGAAAAGATCAATACGCTGTGTCCCACCGTCACCATCGGCCTTTTCGTATTGAATCATGTCGTCCGTTTTTTCAATCGCACGAACATTCCCAACGCAATATTCAAACGCTTCACTATGCACATAGTAGAATTCTTTATTTTTAACTTTCCTCTCAATTCGTCTGAATCCTTCAGACTTCTTCCAGAAATATTGTGGTTGGTCTTTTATTCTGAATTTATTTTGTTTCATCTTCATAAAAAACTCACGTCCGAATTTCTTATCCAACCCAACACTTCGGATATTAAATCCTAGCTGTCTCATTTTGACGAACCATTTCACTACATCGTCATATAAGACCGTTTTTGTATTGCTCATTGTCAACCAGCCATCGTCTTTCCATCCGAACAATGGGATGCCATCATCTTCTGCTTTTTCTTTAGCAGCAGCAATAGGAAAGAATGCATGGGTTACTGTTATATCTATGTTCTTTCCTTCGTGTTCGTATTCTCCAACTAACGAGGCAGCTGTCAAGTCGTGCATTTTAGAAAGGTCAGCACCGCCATACCATTTAACCGGAAGTTTAGCTAGTTCTTCAATAGTCCAATTGTATTGCTCATCACTGGCAATGAATTCATCGACATTAAAGTAAGTATTCATCGAATTAGTAAACACATTCAATGTTGTGTTGAAGAATTCCATTCGAGTTTGTGGATCATTAAGCGCCATCTCAGCTTCAGCTCTCAATTCTTCAATAGTCACTGTGACACCGCATGAAGGATTGGCCATTCTCAATGTTTTATCTGAAATGTAATCAATAGGCATTCCGTCTTTATCTTCATTTGCCTTACAAATAAAAATAAACAATTCGTCATTCTCAATACTTTGCTCAAGAACTTTCTTGCAGTACTTCAAGCGATTAGCTAAGAATCCATTTGGAATATCTCCTGCTGTGCTGATGATAAATAACAGCTTATTTCGATACGCGCTTAATGTCTTCTTCATCTTCCCGTATTTCTTAGAGCTACGCATAGTATGAGCCTCATCTAAAATGATAAAGTTTCCATTCAATGCATCTAATCGAGATTCATCATTAGCGAGTGCTTGTACAAAGAAAGAGCCTTCCTTACCAAACTCACCAGTAATGGAATGCTCTGAATTATTATCTTTAATACTGATATGTTTATCGTGCCAACGGTCTACATTAAATCGCATAAATCCAAACGCTTCTAGCGATTGTCTGATTCCAGCCGCTACGATGTAGCACTTAGACGAACTCTTACGTTCCATTAGTGATCTACATAGAGCAAGCGAAGCAGTGAAAGCTGTCTTCCCTTGTTTACGTGGAATAAAGACTAAAGATTCTTTAAATCTAGTCTCTATAGTGCCTGTCTTATAGAATCCTAGCAGATTTACTACAATAAACATTTGCCATTCTTGTAATTGCATTGGTTTGTTACGAAGACTAACCGCGCTAACATCTTCACCTTGATAGTGAACTATCACATTCTCAATGAAGTTAACAGCAATGTTAATTGCATCCTCGTTCAGATAGAACTTTGGACTTTCTAAATCTCTTAAAAATCGTTTAGCTTCAAGTATCTTTTCTTCACACGAATCGATTTTTCCATCAATTACATCGTTCGCATAGTTGATAGCTCTCTGAACATATGGATTCATCGCTTACCACCAAGTTTGTTCATGATATCAATAATGGACGAATCAGTGTCTTGAGCAATAATCTCTCCAAGGGACTTAGGATTTAACATGAGCTTATCTGAATACGTTAAGATATCTCGTCTCAGAGTCTCCAAGACATTAACTAATGGAATTTTTCTGTAATTTTCAGCACCAGCTTTGTTCACGTAGATTTCTGCTACCTGATAATCTCGTTCTGCATGTTCTTGTTCATACTTAGTGTACTGGAATAATAATCCTGCATAGATTTCTATCAACGAATCATATTCCTTCCTGTATGTCCCAAGACTTTTCATTTGTTTCACAGTAGCTTTTTTCATTGTATTTTTTGTAATAGGCCTTGCCAAAACTCGTCCTCCTTTCCAATACAGCTGAGATTTTATCCCCTTTTTCTGAATTTACCGCGCGGTTGGAAAAAGTTCCTTTCCTCGGTTTCCGAAGCTCAAAAAATTTTTAATGAAAAGGTGGCGGGGATGAATAGAATTTTTCAAATTCTCGTTTTTTTCTCTTTTGCCATTCTTTTCCTTTTTTCGTGATTTCGTCCGTAGTACGATTATGCATCTTGTTGTGTTGAATGTTCGACAGTGCCACAAGATTCCAAGCGATAAACTCTAACTCTGGATATTCCCTGACAGGATATATGTGATGAACCATTTCTGCCGGAACTGATTTTCCAAATCGTAAAGACTCTTGACATCGATAGCCGTCACGAGCCATGACGAAATTTCTCAGTCTTTTCCAACGAGACGTATTCAATGTTTTTCTAGTCATCTCATGCTCCTCTCTTAGGATTTATTCCCTCTGAACTAAACATATCTTATATTCTGTTTAGTTCGCGATTCTTGTTTTTTACTTGATGTAATAAGCTTTCTTCAAGTTCTTGAAAATGAACTAACACTTTTCTCATTATGTTTAATTGGATGTTATAAACCAAAATTGGTCATTACTTTATCTTGTTGATCTTGTCTAATTCCAATATATTTCAACGTAATCGCTGGACTAGAATGGTTAAACAATTCCATCAATGTAGCTACATCTTTATTCTTTTTGTACTGGTGATATCCAAATGTCTTTCTCATAGTGTGAGTGCCGACATTGTCAATTCCACATTCATCAGCAGCTACCTTAATAATCAAGTATGCAGTGCATCGACTGATGTGTTGATTCTTTCCATTTCTACTTTGGAACAGATAATGATGTAACGGCTTGCCTTTTATGTACTCTCTAAGCTCTTTCTTTAATACTTTAGGCATCTTTCTTTTTAATGGTTTTCCTGTTTTGAGTTCTTTGGTTTTGATATACCATCCTTGAACATCCTTAACTCTTAAATTGATAATGTCGCTGATTCGTAACCCTGAGTTGATACCTAAGAGAAACAGCATGTAGTTTCTTTCGTTCCATTCTCTTAAATAATCTTTCATGGCTTGTATATCATCTTTATCTCTAATCGGTTCTACATAGTTCATGTTTCTCTCCTTTCTCCACAAAGAAAGAGCGTACAAATATGTACGCTCTGACAGTTAAAGTTGGGTATTTTAAGGGAATTGTTGTGGAAGGAATCGAACCTTCCTTACGTCCTTCACGACACACTTGTTAACAGTCGTCCACACCATTAACTTGGATACACCTTTTTCAGGACTGGCTTTGGAAACATGTTTCCGCATGTTTTCCTTTATTTACACTTTCTTACAATACTTATTTTAATATATGTTTCTTTTATATTTCTACAAACTTTTTTTTAGTAAAATCTACAATTTTTTAATCGTAAACATCCACACCAAGCGCATAGGCTAGTTGCGTGATGCCTTCCATTCTTAAATCTCGTATTGTGAATTCACTGTAATTCAATTCGTTTCCAATCTTCACATCACTTTGTTCCAAGATTAATGATTTGTAAATCACTATCCGGTTAGTAGCCGGAATACTATTTAATGCAGTGTTCACACGGTCTACATAATCTTTGAACTTCTTTCCAACTGTATCAGCATACAATGCAGCATCTTCAGTTGATGAATGAAATTGATTAGTGAAGGTTGGCGGTACGATTGTATAATGTGGAGTAATGCTTGGCATACTTTTCAAGTATAGCTTGTTCAAAGCGGTTTTGTATCTGCTAATTACTTTCATTACTGCTTGTTTTGTTTTGATGTAGTTTAGTTCCGGATAATCAAACAATTCTATACTTTCCAAGTATTTACACCTACTTTCCTTAGAATGGTAAATCGTCATCGTGAACTTCTCCAAATTGAACTTGCTCTACATTTCCAATTGGCGCTTCTTGTCTGCCTTCTGTTACTGCTTTGGATTCTAGTAATGAAAAGTTTTCTACTAGAACTTCCGTTACATATACTTTTTGCCCTTCTTTATTGTCATAACTTCTTGATTGTAATCTTCCTTCAACTCCAATCAATGAGCCTTTCTTAGTAAAGTTTGAAAGATTCACTGCCGGCTTTCTCCAAATCACACAATTAATGAAATCTGTTTCCTTTTCTCCTGCTTGATTTTTATATGTTCTATCAATTGCTAACGAGAATGAACCAAAAGCAGTTCCGTTTGGCGTATATCTTAAATCTACCGATCTAGTTAATCTCCCTACTAAACATACATTGTTAATCATATTAATTCCCCTTTATATAAATTCTTTGGCTATTGTTTCTATTACGTTTACCGTTACGCTATTTCCAGCTTGCTTATATAATTGACTATTGCTATTTACCTTTGCTGCTCTTTCAAAAGACCAATCCGGAAATCCTTGTAATCTCCAACACTCTTTTGGT